ATGGCGTGTGAGCACACCGAGGCGGAGATCGCTGAGCGGGCGTTCACTCATGACGGGTCGGCGGTGCTGGCGCGTCATGTGGCGAACATGAGGCGGCGGCCGAACCGGTGGGGTGTCGCGGTGGCGAAGGAGACCCCGGATTCGCCGATGAAGATCGACGCTGGTGTGTGCATGATCGGCGCGCGGATGGTGCGTCGGCTGCTGCTGGCGTCGGACGCGTACAAGACCCGGTCGGCCAGGTCGCGGCCGAGTCGGCTTTACGGATTTTGACGAGGGGGTGCTGCTGGTGGCTCTTGCGGAGGCTCAGGCCCCGGATATGGCGCGGCGGCTGCTGGGTCTGCGGGAGCGCGAGCAGGACCGTCTCAAGCGGATCGCCGACTATGTGGCGGGCCGCCAGGTATCGATGTACGTGCCTCGGGGTGCGCAGCAGGAATACCGGTGGCTGATCCGCCGCGCGAAGGTCAACATCCTGCCGCTGGTGGTGACGGTCGTCGCGCAGTCGCTGTACGTGGACGGGTACCGGACGGAGCGCAGCGCGGAGAATGCGCGGGCGTGGGAGTGGTGGCAGGCCAACCGGATGGACGGCCGCCAGCATGGCCTGCACCGTGCTGCGCTTAAGTACGGGGTGGCGTACACGCTGGTGTTGCCGGGCATGCTCGGGGACGGTGATGACGCGCCCCGCGTGCCGGTGATCACGCCTAAGTCGCCGCGTCGGATGACGGCGTACTACGCCGACCCGGTGGAAGACGAGTGGCCGCTGTACGCGGTGGAGGTCCGCACCGAGAACCAGCCCGACGGGAAGGCTAAGCGGATCGTCCACCTGTACGACGACGAGCGGCGGTTCACGCTGGTCGGGTCCGGTGATCCCCAAGGGGGCGTTGTCTGTCGACGACGGCGGCGTCGAGGAGCATGGGCTTGGGGTGTGCCCGGTCGTGCGGTACCTGTCCGGCGATGACCTGGACGGTGACGATTGTGTGCGCGGTGAGGTCGAGCCGCTGATCGACCTGCAGGACCAGCTCAACGCGACCGTTTTTGGCCGCATGATCGCCGAGCAGTTCGCGGCGTTCAAACAAAGGTGGGCCGCGGGCCTGGTCGTCGAGGACGAGGAGGGTCGTCCGAAGGCGCCGTTTCAGGCGGCGGTTGACCGGCTGTGGGTGACCGACAACAAAGACGCTCGCTTCGGTGAGTTCTCCGCGACCGACCTTGAGCAGTATTTGCGGTCGGCCGAGGAGACGATCCGGCACATGGCGACGATCTCGCAGACGCCGCCGAATCACTTGCTGGGCCAGATGGCCAACTTGTCCGCGGAGGCGCTCAACTCTGCCCGGGACGGCCTGAACTCCAAGGTCGCCGAGTACAAGTCGATCTTCGGTGAGGGTCACGAGCAGACGCTGCGGCTCGCCGCGCTGGCCGCCGGCGACGAGGAGGGCTGGCGGGACGTGTCCGCTCAGGTCATCTGGCGTGACACCGAGTCCCGGTCGCTGGCGCAGACGGTGGACGCGCTCGGCAAGCTGACGCAGATGCTGCAGGTGCCGCCGGAGATGCTGTGGGAGCGTATCCCCGGGGGTGACGCAGCAGGACGTTGAGCGGTGGAGGGCTGCGGCTGAGGCCGGTGACCCGATGCGGCAGCTCGTCGCCGTCACGGCCGGTGACCGCACCCCGCCGGTTCCCGCACCCGAGCCCGAGCCCGAGACCGAGGCTGAGGCCGAGGCTGAGTCGGCTGGGGCGTGATGGACGCCCAGCAGGCCGCGGCGGTGTCGGCGCTCGGCGCGGCGTACGCGGCCCGGCAGCGGACGCTTGTCGCGAACTTCGTCGCGGAGCTGGTCTCGTTGATCCGGCAGGTGTTCCGGCCGGATGACCCGGCCAGGTCGTGGGACGCGACACAGCTCGCGGTGTCGGCGCTGGTGCAGCGGTATCACCGCACCTCGGCCACCATGGGCGCCAGGTACTACCTGGATGCGCGCCGCGCGTCCGGTGTTGCGGGGGCACGCCGGGCCGGGCCGCTGCCGCGTATCGAGGACATGACCGACGACCAGGTGTGGGACGAGCTTGGCCGGATCGCCGGTGTCGGCCCCGAGGACCTGGACGAGGAGCGGATCGACGCGACCGTGCGCGCGACCGGCATCGCGTCCTACCAGCGGTCGATCCGCGCCGGGAGGTCGCCGCAGCGCGCCGCCGGCACCATGACGACCACTCTCGCCGGGGCGACCCAGGAAGCTTGGCGGTGGAGGGCGGTCGGCGTGTGGTGCATGACGCCGCCGCCGCCGACGAGGAGGCGGTCGGGTGGGCGCGGATCGCTCGGCCGGGCGCGTGCTGGTGGTGCGCGATGCTCGCGTCCCGTGGCGCTGTCTACCGGTCCGCGGCGACGGCCGGACGCCGGGTGAACAAACGGTTCGTCGGCGACGGCATGTTCAAGTTCCACAACCATTGCCAGTGCGTCGCCCGGCCGATCTTCGACGCCGATGACCCGGCCGTGCGGACCGCCGATGACCTGTACGAGCAGTGGCGCCGCGTGACCGCCGGGAGGTCCGGCCGGGCAGCGATGCAGGCGTGGGCGGAGTACTGGGGCACCGTTGACGATCAGACTCTGGCGGGGTGACGTGGCCGACTACCGCGCAGACAGACTTCGGGAGCTGGTGAGGCAGGGCAAGGCGATGCCTGCTGCTCCGGGGCAGGATCGCCCCGGCCGGTTCCCGATCGCCAACCGCGAAGACCTGCTCAACGCGATTCGCGCCGTCGGGCGGGTCAAGGGCGGTGAGGCGGAGCGGGCCAAGGTGCGGCGCTTCATCATGCGCCGGGCCCGCGAACTTGGGCTGGAACGGCTGATCCCGGACACCTGGCGTGCTGATGGGACGCTGACCAGCCCGTGACCTTCGGCGGCACGACGGTGTGCCGCCACCGCTGATACGGGTCCGTGCAGGTCGCGGGCTCGACGTGTGAGGAGGAGACCGTGCAGGACACGGGAGCCACCGAGATGCAGGCGCCGCAGGATGACGCGGCCGACGACGCGCAGGCGCAGCACCTGCTCGCCGAGGCGGTGCAGTCCTCGAAGGACGAGCCGCAGGACGAGCAGCAGGACGACCCGTGGGCGGACCCTGAGAGGGCCCGCCGGGAGATCACCAAGCTGCGCCGGGAGGCGGCCAAGTACCGTACCCAGCTTCGCGAGGCCGAGCCGAAGCTCACCGAGTACCAAAAGTGGCTGGACTCGCAGAAGAGCGAGCAGGAGCGGCTCGCCGAGCGGCTCGCTCAGGTCGAGCGGGAGCGTGACGAGGCCCGCCTCGGTCACGCGCGGGTGATGGCCGCCGCCGCTCACAACATCCCGCCGGAGCTGATCGGCCGGATCGCCGGTTCGACTCCGGAGGAGATCGAGGAGGCGGCCGAGGAGCTGGCCAAGGTGCTTGATCGGCTCGTTGCCGAGCGTGCTTCGACGTCCGGCCGGTCGGCGTCGACGCGTCCGGTCGAGTCGCTCAGGCCCGGCGCGACGCCTGCGACCACTGACCAGCAGATCGACATGGACAGCCTGCTCCGTCGCCGAGCGGGCTTCTGATTACGCAGCGCCGGACCTGCACGGGGCCGGGACGGCTGCCCTATCCCTTGTGAGAGGAGATCCCCGTGCCTTACGACAGCATCATCACGGCGGATGGGTCCAATGACCCGCTGATCCCGGAGCCGGTCTCGACCCAGATCATCCAGGAGCTTCCGCAGGCGTCGTTCGTCCTGGCCAACGGCGGCCGGGTCAACATGAGCACGCGGACGCAGCGGCAGCCCGTCCTGGACGTCCTGCCGCATGCCTACTGGGTGTCCGGGGACACCGGCCTCAAGCAGACCTCGGCCGTGGACTGGGCGAACGTCAACCTGATCGCCGAGGAGCTGGCGGTCATCGTCCCGATCCCCGAGAACTACCTGATGGACGCGCAGGTGCCGATCTGGAACGAGGTGCGGCCGCGTCTGGTGGAGGCGATCGGCCGGACCCTGGACGCCGCCGCGCTGTTCGGCGTGAACAAGCCGGGCTCGTGGCCTGCGGCGGTCGCGCCGTCGGCGGTGCTGGCCGGTAACACGGTCACCGCCGGGACGGGCACCGACCTGGCCCAGGACGTCGCGAAGCTCGGCGAGATGATCGCCCAGGACGGGTTCACGGTCAACGGGTTCGCGTCCCGCCGGCCTGTCGTGGTTCCTGACCGGGCTGCGGTCCGCCGGTGACGTGTCCATCCCGATCTACCAGCCGAACCTTCAGGCGGGCAGCGCCCCGGGCGGCACCCTGTACGGGTACCCGCTGCGGGAGGTCACCAACGGCGCGTGGGACCCGTCTCAGGCCGAGCTGATCGCCGGTGACTGGACCAAGCTGATCATCGGTCTGCGGCAGGACATCACCTTCAAGGTCTTCGACCAGGGTGTGATCACCAACAGCGAGGGCGAGGTCGTCCTGAACCTCATGCAGCAGGACTCTGTCGCGCTGCGTGTGGTCATGCGGGTCGCGTACGCCACCGCGAACCCGGTCACCTCGCTCAACGCCGACGAGGAGACCAGGTTCCCGTTCGGGGTGCTGCTGCCCGAGGGCGGCGGCTCCTCCTGATGACGGGCGGGCGGCCAGTGCAGGCGCGGATCTTGGCGATGCTCCCCGACTACCCCCCGAGCGGGGTGGGGTCGTGGGTGATGACCCATACGCTGCTGAGTGCGCTGGCCGCCCGCGGTCACCGCGTCGACGTCGTCTTGGCGTGCCGTCTCGGCGCGCCGTACGAGCTGGACGGCGTGCACGTCTGGCCGCACCGGGGCAAGTCCGACCCGTTGCGGTTCGTGCGCGACGCGCACGTGATCGTCACGCACGTCGATTTGACGCAGCGTGCAGTGCTGATCGGGCACCGGTACGACAAGCCGGTCGTGCAGATCGTGCACAACACGAGCCCGCTGTCGCGTGCGGCGCTGCAGCGGTGGCCCGCGACGCTCATTGTGTTCAACTCGTCGCACGCGGCTGCGGCCATGGGGGATGTGTGCGACCGGTGGATCGTGGTCCGGCCGCCGGTGCGCATGGACGACTACGCCACCACGCCGGGCGACTGCGTCACCCTCGTCAACCTGAGCGCGGCCAAGGGCGCCGAGACGTTCTACGCCCTCGCCGAGAGGTTCCCGCAGACGCGGTTCCTCGGCGTCAAGGGCGGCTACGGGGTGCAGATCCTCCCGCGCGGCAACAATGACCTGCCGAACGTCGAGATCGTCGAGCACCTGCCGCCCGAGCGGATGCGTGACGAGGTGTACGCCCGCACGCGGGTCCTGCTCATGCCGTCGGCGTACGAGTCGTGGGGGCGGGTCGGCGTGGAAGCGATGTGCTCGGGCATCCCGGTGATCGCCCACCCCACCGCCGGTCTGCGCGAGTCCCTCGGCGACGCCGGTGTTTTCGTCGACCGCGACGATATCGACGGGTGGGAGGCCGCGCTAAGGCGGCTTTTGGATGGCCGCCGGTGGCGTGCGGCGTCCCG